AAAAGAGTTTACTCGTTTGAATTGTACAATTCTATTGTTGAGAAAATATTAGACAATAAGAAGTTGAAAGAAAACTACGAAAAAGAATTGAAAGAATACACAAACTCAATTAATGAATCAAAATACATTGAGATTGAGATTCGTGATTATTACTACCAAATTGTTTCAAAATATCAGAGACTTGACGACCTTTGCAGAAGGTTATTGAGAGATTATTTGCCACTTGCAAAAAATGACGAAGAAGTTGCATTTGGATTTCTCAAAAAAGCATACCCAATGAATGAAGAGGAATCCAATTATATTCTTGCAAATTATTTGGTTAAATGATTCAACACGCAAGTCAAATAATGTTGTATAGCATGTTTTAGTTTCAAAAAATATTGCTATCTTTATACCATACAAATACAAATTAAAAGTAACAAATTTAAAAACAGAAGTTATGTCAAAAAGTACTTTGATTAAAGAAGATTTGCAGAAATTGTCAGTTAAACAACTTGAAAAGTTCGCAACAGGAGTTGAAGGCGCTGATCTTGAATTGGTAAATGAAGTTATTGCTGAAAAGCGTTCTCGTTTGGAGCAAGTATTGGATGATCCAAATGTTGCAGCTGAAGTTGCCGCCGGTGCTGAAGCTCGCGCAAAACAAGTTGCACTTGATGCAGCAAAAGCCGAAGCAAAAGCAAAAATCATTGCTGAAAGAGAAGCTGCAAAAGCAGCAGCTGAAGCATTGAAAGCTGAAAAACTTGCTGAAAAACTTAAGCTTAAAGAAGAAGCCGAAAAATTGAAAGCTGAAAAGAAACTTGAAAAAGAACTCGGCAAATCTTCTATCGGTGAAAAGAAAGAAGCCGCGGCTATTGCAAAAGAGATTAAATTGAAAGAACGCCAAGAAGCTCGTGAACGTGGCTTATTGGAAATCGAAGAAAACCGCCGGTTACGTGCAATTGCACAAGCAGAAAAAGCTGAAATCACTGCTGCAAAACTTGCAAACATGACGTTCAGTACCAAAATCAACAAAACCCAGGCAGTTCGTGAATGTCTTGCAAAAGGCATGAGCAACGCAGACATTGTAAAAGAAACCGGATTCACTAACAAATTCATTTGCGACACAGTATGGCGTATCGAACAGATGGTTGCTCAACAGGAGTACATCAACAAACGCCGCGCTGAAATTGCCGCAGAAAAAGAAGCTACAGCTGCAACCGACCACACCGCAGCTGAGTAATTGAAATTAAAGGTTGATTGACTTGAAATTTTGGAGTGACCTAATTAATTAGGTCACTCTTTTTATTTTTAAATGTTTTATAACATTACAATTTTTGACCATTGTATCAATTTATTTTGTATCTTTAAATATTAAATAAAAATCAAATGAGTGTTTCTAAAGAAGATTTATTAAAGCTCCAAAATAGCAGGTTATTACGTGAAGAACTTGGTATTGTCTTACGATGGAGAATATTAACATCTAAGGGTGGTATTGCAAGAATAGTTGCATATCAGGATTCAAGAGATGTTCAAAAAGTTCTTGATCATGTCTGCGGTCCAGAGAACTGGGAAAACGAGCCAATGAACTTGAATGGCAAGATGTATATGTCAATCAAAATCAAAACTGATGAAGGTTGGGTGTCTCGCAGTGATGTTGGTACTGAAACACAGGTAGAAGCCGTAAAAGGTGAAGCATCTGACGCATTCAAAAGAGCAGCAGTAATGTGGGGAATCTTCCGTGACATCTACGAATTGGACTACATTATCTTAAAGACTAATGGTCGCGACCCAATTACACCAGAAGGCGTAGCACTTGAAACACCAACAGCCATTACTGCATATTGCAATGGAATAAGTAAGCCAATGGGCTTATTAAGGAACTTATATAATTCTCTTAAACCAGTTCCAGACAACATTAATGAAGCAGTTAAATTAATTAAAGATTATATTGATGGAAAACATGTTTGACAACGAAGATAAGGCTTTAATGGCCGAAATAAAACAAGCCAATACATCAGATGAAAAAATCTATGAAGATCTAGGAGAGTTAAAACAGGGTTCAAAGGCTTGGTTTGCAATACGCATGGAAAAGTTTACTGGTTCTAAGTATCCTGATCTAATGAAACGTGGCCGTGCAAAAGATGCTGAGTGGGGTGAATCTGCATACAAAGTTATTAAGCAGGTTTTCATTGAACGTGATTTAACTGATGAAGGCAAAGAATACTACATTGAAGAGATGTTTAACAAAGAGTTTCGTCAAACTAAATGGGGTAAAAAATGGGAACCATTTGCTCGTGAAGAATATTCTATAAAGACTGGATTAATTGTTGAAGAAACTTGTTTTGAAGTTCATAATTTATTTGACTTTATTGGTGGATCATTTGATGGTAAAATAATTGATCCAAGTAGAATTATTGAAATAAAATGCCCATATGATCCACTTATTCATGCAGCAAACTTTGATCTAATTGAATCAGGAATTAGCGAAGATCATACTTACTATCCACAAATTCAATGCAACATTGAAGTAGCTGGAGCTGATTCTTGTGATTTCATTTCTTTCGACCCACGACGCAAACGAGACAGAATGGCAATTATTAATGTTCCACGAAATCAAGAGTTTATTGACAGACTAATTAAAAGAACATTAATTGCAAATAAAGCTGTATATTATATGGGTATGGGAATCCCAGTTGAAGATGCAGTATTATTAGCAACAAACGATTTGAAGTAATGCTAAACGCAGAGAAAGTTAAAGCAATGGCAAGTTATCTGCCGGAATCTACGCCATTAGAATTGGCGGAATACTGGTGTGATAATAAGGAAGAAGTTATTGACTTTCTTAGAATATATCAAGATTTTATTGGACCAATAGAATAAATTATGGAAATCGAACTTTGTCCAGATTGTTGCGTTGAACTAAAGCTAATATCAAAGAAAATTGATAATAGTGTTCGTAGAAAATATCTAAAATGTCCAATATGTGGTTTAGTAAAAAGGCCGCAAAATATTAGTGAATATCATAAAGAGTTAGATCAATTTAGAGAAACCCATCATTTAGATAAGTGTACCACATATCGCACAAATTTGAATGAAGTTTTAAATAAATGAAAGAAAAGTTATTATTAATCATTAAACTTTAGTATTATGCCAGAATTTGGTAAATTAAATTTAGCAGCATTAGAATCTCACAAAATCGTAGATTTTCCAACATCGATTCCAGGTGAAAAAATCAAATGTATTGTTATTCCGATTGTAAAGAATCACCTTTTCATGAGTGAAAAAGGAAATGTATTCCTTGACCTTGTAGCGTTTGAGCAGAAAGTTCCTCAGACCGACAAAGATGGTGCAATTACTCAGACACACCTCGTTAAGCAGTCGTTGCCAAAAGAAATCCGCGAAAAACAGACAAAAGAAGAAAAAATGGCCCAGCCAATTATCGGTTCACTTTGCATCTTAGGTAAGAACATTACTGAAAGACAAGCAATTGTTGACAAAGATCTTGGCGAACCAAGTGAGGACGATTTGCCATTCTAGAAATGGTAGTCGATTAGCTTATCGGTAAAGCAACGGAGTTTGTAGACCGTTGAAATGATGTTCGAGTCATCATATCGGCACAGGTTGAGTCGCTTACTACTTAAGTGTATGTGTTCTGAAGTTAGTTTAGTTGTTAGTTTTGCTAGCCACCGAGATGAGCAGTTTCGGTGGTGAATCGGGGTCTTGACGTATGGCGTATGTCTATTGACGGAGGTGGTTCGAATCCACCAGACTCCACTTACTAAAGAATTTTATGAGCACTAGACCAATACCATACGACTTTCAAGAAGAAATTGATATTAAGGTTCGAGTGGCTATGATGGAAAAACATAGGCACATTATAGTACAGTCTCCAACAGGTAGTGGTAAGACAGTTATGTTTGCAAAAAATGTTTATGATGCAGATAAAAAAGGAACTACTTGTCTTATTATAACTGATAGAATTGAATTATTAACTGGAACAGATGGAACTCTTGATAAGTTTGGCATTAAGACTACTAAAATATTAAAAGGCCAAAAGTTACCACCACCTACTCATAAACATTGCATTGCTATGTCTCAGACATTACGACGTAGAATAGGCATGAAAGAGTGGGATATATTTTTCTCATCATTTGGTCTAGTTATAATTGATGAGGCTCATGTACAAGAGTTTAATATATACTTTGAAAACAATGCCTTCGGCAACAATCCGTTTATACTCGGATATACTGCCACGCCAATTCGACTGAGAAAACAACGTGAATTAGCACTTGATTACTCTCATTTAATTGATGGGCCACAAATACCAGACTTAATACGTAGAGGATTCTTAGTTCCTGATAAATATTATGCACCAAGACATTTCGATGTTAATAGTCTAAGTATTAATACATTTGGTGACTTCAAAGAAGACGAAATGTTTAAGAAGTTTGAACAAACTGTATCGTATTCGAGTGTTATAGAAAACTGGACAAAATATGCAAATAACACGATAACAATAGTTTTTTGTGTAAATATTGAGCATACTTTAAATACATGTATGGCTTTTAATGAAGCTGGAATAAAAGCAAAGTTCATTGTTTCACCACTTTCAAGGCCAAAATTTGAAGATGAATTTACAAATGAACAGTTTGTAAGGTATCAAGAAAAAGTTGCTTTATATGAGAAATATGAGGCATGTATGGCCCAATTTTCAGGCGAAAGGGATTCAATTATTGAGCAATGGAAAAGTAGAAGATTTGATGTTCTAATAAATACAGGTATTTTCACAAAAGGCTTTGACTACAGACAAATTCAAACTGTAATGACATTAAGAGCTACAACTTCTGAAGCACTTTGGTTACAAATGATAGGTCGTGGAAGTAGAATTTACCCAGGAAAAGAGTTTTTTACAATATTGGATTTTGGAAGTAATGCCGAGAGACTTGGTTTATATAATCAAGAAAGACAATTTTCGCTTCAACATAGTAAATCAAAATCTGATGGAGTTGCTCCAGTTAAAGAATGTGGTTGTATACGCGGCAAAAAAGTAAAAGATAAGAATAATTTAGATGGCTGTGGGTGTTTAATATTAGCATCAAGAAAAATATGTAATTACTGCGGATATGTATTTGAACAAGAAAAAGTTGAAATAGACGTCAACTTAGTTTACATAGAATATAGTGACGACAAATATGATAAATCTAAATTCAATAATATAGATTTCGCTAGGTTAGATAGAAAGATGGAAGAACGTGGATATAAGTTTGCCTGGGTTATTAATAATATAATTGCAGAGGGTGGTCTTGAGGCATTGGAAGCATATTCTGAGTATAAACAATACAAGAATGGTTGGATTCATTCTGTAGAAAAACGATACAATGACGCTATCAACAAGTACAACGAAAAAAACTTGCTTAAGTTGCAATCGAAAGATATTGAAAAACAATTATTGTTCTAAATGTCAACGACTAAAAAATCCAGAAAAGTATGCATACCAAACACTTAAAGATAATGCAAAACGAAGAGGAAAAGAGTTTACTATCAGCTTTGAGGATTTTAAGATTTTCTGCGTTAAGACTTCATATATTGCTAAAAAGGGACGTAAAAAAGACTGCTTGCACATTGACAGAATTATCGAGACAATTGGATATACTAAGGAAAATATCCAAACTCTTACAAATACACAAAACGTAAGAAAGTATCTCAAGTATTATTGGGATGGCATTAAAATGAATTACGAATTTAAAACTCATAAAAATGAATATTCTAGATCAAGTGAAGGAAATAATGATCAACCGTTCTGAGGAGAAAGATCGCGAGTATGGTCCATTTAATGAATCATTAGAACGCGCCGCAATAATTGCAACTCAATTAACTGGGTTAGAAATAACACCAAAAGACTTCATGAAGTGCATGATCGCACTCAAGATGTCAAGGATGCGGTATAACCTCAAAGAAGACACCATGATGGATGCAATTGCATATACTTTTGGTCTTTCTGAATATGAGAGAGAATGTGAAAAACAAGGACGAGAGTTACCTTGGGAAAATGTAAAAATAACTAAAAGATGTTATAGCGACATGGCTGCATTAAATTGTGATAATAATTGTAGTGTATGTGTGCATTACAGACAAATTTAGTATGAACCATAACTACGAAAAACAATATAAGGATTTAATTAAGGATATTCTTATAAATGGAGTAGAAGAACCAGTACGCGATAATAATGTTGCGAAAGTATTATTTGGCAAACAACTTGAGTTTACAAATAATTCAAAACTATTTCCAATGTTGACATCAAAGGAAATGTACTTCAAAAATGTCAGATTTGAATTAAAGTGGATTCTTGATGGTCTAACAAATGTCAACTACTTAAAGAATAATGGAGTATCAATCTGGAATAAGTGGGCTGATGAAAATGGAGAGATAGGTGACACTTATGGAAAACAACTAAGAAGTTTCAATGGCATTGATCAACTTAAAGTTATAATTTCCGAATTTGAAAAGTTTAATTATAGCAGACAACTTGTAATATCACTATGGAATCCAGTTGCAATTTCTCAAGGAAATATCAAACCATGTTATCATTCTTTCCAGTTTGTATATACTGCTAACAAATTGAATATTATTGTTTCACAAAGAAGTGCAGATGTATTTGTTGGTTTGCCTTATGATATGTGCACATTTAATTTACTACTTGTATTGGTTTGTAATAAGTATAATTTAATACCAGGTAAAGTTCAAATTAATATAGGTAACGCACATATCTATAAAGAACATTATGATGGCTGCATGAAGTACCTAAACAATGAGCAATATGATTTACCATATTTATATAGTATGGGCCAAACAATAAGTAAATTTGATCCTACTGAAGTTCAACTAAGAAATTACGAATGTGAACCTTTTATTAAAGCAAAAATAATAATCTAAAATAACTAACAAAATGTACAGAGTAACAACAAAATTCAATATTAATTACGACAAGATAGATTCTTGGGAAAAGTGGTCATATGATGAAACCTTCTTAGTATTCAGTTGGTGTGGTGGTAAAATACTTATACTAAAACTATCAGACATACAATCAATAGAACAAATCTAAAATATAAATAACTATGAGAATCTCTAAAGTACGCGACGTAAAGACACCAACAAGAGGAACTGGAAAATCTGCTGGTATAGACTTTTACATTCCAAATGACTGGCACATGCCACACAATAAGAATGAGTCTTACTTTTTATTTCCCGGATATGACGTTATTATTCCATCAGGAATTAAAGTTGAAGTTCCAACCGGAATGGCATTAGTTGGGTTTAACAAAAGTGGAGTTGCAACTCAAAGAAAACTTCAAATAGGCGCTTGTGTTATTGACGAAGATTATCAAGGTGAAGTACACTTACATTTGTTTAACCTTGGTCGCTATGTTGTTGAACTAAAACGTGGAGATAAGATAGCTCAATTTATTTTATTACCAATGTTTTACGACAATATTGAGGTTGTCAACGAATCTGAGTTATTTGAACAAGAGTCTGAACGTGGTGATGGCAAATTTGGCAGCACTGGGAATAATTAAAACATGCAACATAAAGTAACTGTCTTTAAAACCATAAACTCAGACATTCCATTTTACTATGATGTTCTTGATGTTCTTGGTAGTATAAAACGTGGTAAGAATAAAAAATTAATAGAAGACATACGTAATGAAAAAGACAAAGAAAAAAGAGACAGGTTAAAGAAGAGTTTATTTTGGATATGTTTTTCAGGTGAGTTTAAGAAGAGATTAAACGAAGAACTTGTTGAGCACTCAGGAATAATTTGCATTGATTTTGACAACTTTCCAAATGTTAAGACACTTGAAATGTGGTTTAACAAAATAAAAAGTGACAAGCATTGCTTTGCGTTATTCATATCTCCATCTGGTAATGGTTTAAAGTTGCTAATGAAGATACCTAAATGTAAAACAAATGAAGAACATAATTTACGTTTTGATGCTATACATGAATACTTCTTTGATTGTGCTTACTTTGATAAGAATGGCAAAGGTGTAGTTAGAGTATGCTATGAAAGCTACGACCCTGGGCTTTATGTAAATGAAAAAGCAGAAGTATTTACTGAAATAAAGCAAAAAGAACCAATAAAACCAACAAGACTTGACTATGTAAAACTTGCAATTGACATTAATAGCAATGACATATTTGATAAGTTAATAGTTTGGTTTGAAAGCAAATACAACTTAAGAAAAGGCACACGAAATGAAAACTTATTTTACTTAGTTTCAGCCTGTAGAGATTATAATATCACTGAAGCAAGTGCAATTATACTTGTATCGAATTACGCATCAAGTTCAGCTGAAGATTTTGAATCAATACAAAATGAAATTCCAATTATAGTTAGATCAGCTTATAATAAACCTTCAGCTGGTAAAACTATGAAAATAATTCCAATGGAATCCTATGCTGGAGTTCAAGATGTATCAATAGACTGTTCTAGCTTTAGTTTTGAAGAAACTAGTGAAGATGTACAACCACAGTTTATTGAAGAAGACGAACTTGATATTGACGTAGTTGAAAAAATACCAGCATCATTTGTTTTTTGGAAGTGGACTGGAATAACTAACAAAATTGACTTCCTTAAGTTAAAAAAGTTTCTACAAGAAAATGGATTTTATAGGTACGAATTAAATGAAAAAGATTTTCTATTTATACGTGTAATTGATAACACTATTCAAGAAGTAGATGTTAGACATATAAAGGATTTTCTACTAAAATGTTTAGAAGAATGGGAACAACCTGACATCTACAATATGATTGCAGAAAATACTAAGTTCAAAAAAGAATACCTAAATTATCTTGATCCACTAAAAATAGAATGGGTTAAAGATACTAAAGATTGTGGTTGGTTATATTTTAAAAATGTTGCAGTAAAAGTTACGGCAACAAAAATAGAACTAATTGAATACATTGATCTTGATGGATTTATTTGGAGAACACAAAAACTAAATAGGAACTTCAAATTAATAGAAGAATCTAAGTCATATGAAACTGACTTTGCTAAATTTATAAGCAATATATGTAACTCAGATGAAGCTAGGATAAGAAGCTTTAGATCAGCTATTGGATATTTAATGCATAGACATAAAAGTAAGTCTACTGTAAAGGCAACAATATTCAATGATGAAGTTATGTCTGATGACGCAATGGGCGGCAGTGGTAAGGGTTTAACTGTTCAAATAATATCAACGGTTCGAAATGTTGTATTGATACCTGGTGCTGATTTTGACACAGGTAAAGACTTTGCATGGCAAAGAATAGGTCATGATACTGATATAGTAGTAATCGATGATATTGAGCGCAATTTCAAAATGAAAAAGCTCTTTACATTTCTAACTGATGGATGGCCAATAAGAAAACTGTATCAGAATGAAATATTCATGAAGCCAGAAGATTCTCCTAAAATAGCAATAACAACAAACTACACATTAAAAGGAGAATCAGATAGTTATGTGCGTAGAAAATTCGAACTTGAATTATTCCCTCATTATAGTAAAAAACATCAACCAATTGATGACTTTAAAAAAGAGTTTGTAAGCGAGTGGAATGATAGAGAAAAGAATGTATGTGATAATTATTTAGTGCAATGCCTAAGACACTTCTTATGTAAAGGTTTAATAGAACCAAAATATGTTAATCTTGAGAATAAGAAATTAGTAACAAACACTTCATTAGATTTTGCAGCATTTGCAGAAAGTTATTTAATTAACAATCATAAGTATCATAAACGAGAAATCTACGGATTGTATAAACAAGAAAATGGTATTGGCCCATATGAATATCCTAACCAAAAAGTATTTACTGCTTGGATGGAGTATTGGGGTAACTATAATAATATGACTCATAATAGTCGTTATGGCCAAGGTGGATCATATTTTATATATGGCACTGGTAAAATAGACTGGAGAGTTCCAAATAATTTAATATTTTAGTTATGGAAAACAATTTAGTAAAAATTAAAAATAAATTGAAATTAGACATGTCTAATTTAAAGATTCTATATATGATAGTTGAAACTGTAGAAAAGAATGGCAAAATGTCAATAGAAGATTTCAGAACTATTGTGCCAATTTGTCCTGGAATAACTACAGCGTTAACTGAAGCGGTAGAATTACCAATACACGAAGCAATACCATTTATAAAACATGGTAAATTTAAGTCAGACATGTTAGATGAATTATTTTGTGAATTAGAAGTAAAATTAGGTATTTATGAAGCACCAGTTTTTAATAGAAAGCAACGCAAGTATTAACCTATTTGAAACTTACATCATAATGTTATGGCAAAGAAAATCAAATTAGAGCTTACAGAAGCGCAATTCAATTCATTGATAGATGTGATTGACACAATTAGCTCATCCATTGGCTTTGGAGATGAGTTTGCAAAAGAACAGAATAAAAATATTCTACTACTTGACAGGATGCTTCGTAAAAATGGATTCAAACGAACTCACAAGTAGTTGTTTCAACTAGAGGAAAATTCGAACTATAATATTATATTAAACAATTTATGAAGCACCAGTTTGTAGACGACAAGTCGATTGATTTCAGTGATATGGATGGCATACTTAATGTTGAAGTATGTAAATTTTGTGATGTTAAAAAATGGACTTGGCTAGATGTTAAACCTGGAAAAATATTAAAATACCAGTATATGTTAAACAAAGATACACAGTATTGGAATCCAGAAGAAGAATGTAAAAACCCATATAAACTACAAGAATTATGCGAAAAACAATTAACCTTGCAATTGTAGCAATAATGATATTTTGCATTATAAATGTAATCTATCTAAAACTACACAAACCAGTCGAAAAACAAATCGTATTCAAATACGATGCAATGAAGGAACTAATTAAAGTTAATAACGATTCTACTGTTATTATATTCAAAAACAGAACTTATATTTTAAAACCATGAAAAAATTACTTTTAATTTTAGTAATGTTACCATTTGTATCATTAGCTAAGAACCTGACGCAAGAGTTTATTCGTACAAACCTTGATTCAATAGACATCACATCTGATGGAAGTAGGTACGCAAAAATGTTTGATGAGGCTGATATAGCATTTTCTGCTACATTTCGAACCGTTAATGTTGGATCAATAAGACCAACTCGCAATATTATCATAACAGGAAATGATAAAAAACTAATCCTTGATTTTAGTAGTGATACTTTGATTGTCACTGGAGACATGGAAATGGATGAAGCTGCTAAAAAGTTTATTGACTATTGCAAGCAGGTTTATCAGTATAAGTTAGATAGTCTTGAAAATATTATAAAGAAACTAAAACAAACAATAAAATACACTTCATCAGCATCAGTAGATTATAATTTTATTAAGAATAATGATATATTAATAAGCGTTAATGATAATGGAACGTTGATTGGTGAAAAGATGAAGCCACTTGACGAGCAGTATTTAGACTGGTGTAATGCAGAATCAAATAAAATAACTGTTGGATATAGATTTATATTGCAGGAAAGTGATGTTAATTCATTATTTGGAGGTACATATTATGAAGTATGTGATAAAAAGTATGATGAATATACCAATTATTTAAAGTACTATAAAGTTGACTTTAATGATCCAGAAACGGTTTATTATTATTGGGAAAAACAACTAAAAAATGAAAATCCACAATATTTTAAACCACAAAAATACATTCGTGCAGAGCCAATAAAGAGAAAAATAGAACCAACTTTTGAAGGATTTGTAAAGTGGAAAAAGAAATATAATAAAACTAATTAAAATGGCATCACACGGAAAAGCAGAAGAAGCCAAACTACAAGCGCAATGTGTAGTTTGGCTCTGGAATACATATCCAGAAACAAGAGGATTATTTTTCTCAGTTGAAAATGAAGGCGCTCGCATAAGTGCATCAATGGTTAAGCAAGAAGCATTGTTTATCCAGCAAAATCTCCAACGTCCTCAAAATATTTTACAATCATGTAGAAAACTAATTGAAATGTGTTCCAACGGAAATGCAGTAGCTGGAGCACAAGCTAAAGCAATGGGCGTTACATCCGGAGTATCAGATTGCTTATTTATGTGGAAAGGTGAGACTTATTGTTTCGAATTTAAAACAGAAACTGGAAGACAATCTGAAAAACAATTATGGTGGGAAGAAAGAGTAACTGAGCATGGATTTAAATATATGATAATTCGCAACTACGCGTTTTTTGTATCAATTTTAAAGACCATTTTGTAATAAGGCGTTACAAAACAATTGTTAAAATAATCAATCCATGGTCAAATTTTTGATGCCTGGTGCAAAATTTTAACATTAATTAAACAAATATAAAATGGGACAATACATTGTCGATCATGAGTTGTACGGTAAAGTACTTCTTGATACAGAAACACAAACATATAGACATTTAGAACAAAATAGCAAACAAGTTTTTAATTACAATGGGAAAACTTGTACTTTTTATGATTCAATAAATGAGTTCATAGAATCAGAATCTGATATTGCAGTTGTTCCATTTGTATGTTTAGGTACTAAAGCAATTAAAAAGCGTACAATGTCAACTCTATTGGATATAAACAATACTTTATCTGATTTTTACAATGTAGAGCGAATAAATGATAGGTGGATTAAAAACGAAATAAGTAAACTAATTAAAAATAGATGCTACTTTTGTATACTTAGTAAAAACAATTTAGCATTGAATGATTGTATTTTACTAAGTACTCTTGAAATAACAGAGGGAATGTCGCAACAACACTCCCTCTAAGCAACATATCGGAAAAACAGAAAACTAAGTTATTTCGATTGTAATAGTTTCTTTAGTATTATTAAGAATAGCAAATAGTTTTTCAAATGTTGCTTTTGAATTTACTAATCTACCAACTATTTTATTTTCTCCAACAAGTATACACCCAGATGTATCTTGCGAACTATTTCCAGCATGAATACGAATACCTTCAAATCCAGGAACATTTAATAGTAATGGCATTAATCGCTTAAAACGATTTGAAATATTTATAATGATTCTATATACTCCTTTTGGAATACAAGTCTCATTCATTACTTTAATGTCTCTAGGAATATCTTCGAGAGTATCGCAAAAATACTCGTCATTAATAAATAGCCTACCGATAGTATATTTATCTCGGTAGGCTATTCTTTTTAATTCAAGTTTCATTACTTAATTATACCAGTAACACCGGCATCTTTAGAAAAGTAACCAAGAAGACCAAGAATTGCAGCTGTTGCAATATCTTTTAAATCTAAGTTTCCAGTTTGAACAATTGGCCAAACTACTGCAAACACTGCACCAAGTGCTCCAATTAATGTTGTTTTCCAGTTTTTCATTTTATTTAATTTTATGCCTCAGCATCTGCATCAGCGATTAATTTTTCAATTTTCAATACAGCTTTACCAATTATGCCATTAAACATCATAAGTACAGATAAATAAATCTGTTTATCAAAGTCAACATATGGAATATTAATTTTTCCAGATAATATACCAGCAACATGATTAGCAAAACCTTGAACATCACCTTTTTCAAGAAACTCTATTGCAATCTCAAGTGCTGCTACTTTTTCTGGTTTAGCTTCAACTCCAATCACATTATCATCTAAATATGCAATAAGTAACTTAAATATTTTACGATCATTACGCTCAAGTACTGAACCAATATTAATAACTCCAAGAAACTTCTTTTTATTTTTAAGTAGTTCATCAAAGTTAACTGAAGCATCAATTATTTTTGCCAATTGTGCTTCTCTTTTTTCAGATAAATAACCAGAGTTACTCATAACTAATTTTTTTGATTTGTTATATAGTTAATACTATTTCTAGCCTGAGATTCTGCAATCTTATCAATATTCATCTTAATCTCTTTTAAATCTTGGCGTATCTCTAGCCGCATTGTTTCTATATTATTAGCATTTGTTTCAATTTTAACATCTTGAACTGCTGTGCTAACTATTGTTATGCGATAAAATACAAACATACCTATTGCTATAGCAAGTATAAAACTACCAAGCACGCTAGTAAGTATATTCATGAACTTAGACTCTTTTTCTGACATTTGAAATGAGTTTTGTGTATATTAATAAGATCTTGCAGTTAAGTTTTTGTCTATACCTCTTTACTACAATATATTCAAAGACTGGAAATAGATTAATCTTAATTTTCATACAATGTACAAAATAAATATGACAAAAGAAAATATTAATGCCATTTTAATATAAAAAAGATCTACTAATTTGTTTTTCATAGATAATTAATTTTACCATGTTGATATTGCTACTCGCTTCCACGTATTAGTTGCTGTACACACATAAATATAGTCGGCTGTAATTCTAACCTCCCCTGCTGATCCAGTTGCCGTTGCTGATGCCGGAGCAACATCATTCATTGACACTTGTATGTCTGATTTTTGACCTTTCAATATTGCACCAATAGATCCCGTTCCACTTGCATCACAAAATATTCCAGAGCCGTTGCTTCCTGTATTTCCGGCATATATATTAGATATACCAACACCATTGCTGGTAGAGTAGATTCCATAGTCTGTTCCGCCGCCAGTATAGGTAAATCTTGCCCTTCCAGTTGTTGTCGAAGCATATCCGATACTATTGGTTCCACCTATCCCGACATTACCAGAGTAATAAATACCGTAAGAGTCTGCTACCCATTGCGTGCCACTACCCCAACTTCCATCACCACGCAAATAGGTACTTGCACTCGGTGTTCCTGTTGCACTAATATCACCAACAACTACTTTTCTAAACGTAGGAACTCCTGTGCTGCCTGCTGGAGAAGCATAAACCAATCCTGCCGCTATTGAGTTTGCAGCAAAACTAATAGCTGGTGTTGTTGTTTGATTCGTTACAGTAGTTGTAAATAACGGACTGAGGCTACCTGCACTAACGTTGGTGACGCTGCCACTACCGCTTCCTGCGGCTCCATATTTAAGCTCTCCTGTTGCTGTATCGAAATAAATAATATTAGCTGTTGTTCCACTTCTTAATGAAGGCAACCAAACTTGACCGTCTCCCCTAGCTGAAATAATAGCTCTTGAATTGTTATAATTTCCAACATAAAAAGAAGCGTCTGAAACTGTGTTTCCACCAAATACCCATATGCCCTGACCACCTGAGTTAGTGTTGGTAAACTGAGCCGAAGGGTTTCCAGTTGTTGAAGAAACAACATTTAGTTTTATGTTTTGGTTCGATGCTACTCCGATACCAACGTTTGATCCATAGGTTATACCATACGTATCAGTAGTCCATTGAGTAGTTCCTGTTGGAGCATTTACCCACGACACATCTGTGCCATTTGAGCCTAATAGTTGACCATTAGAGCCAACTCCTAATCTCGCAGTAACATTACTTGCATTTCTGTAAATAAGGTCTCCACGTGTTGTCATAGGGTCAGTAAATCCAGCACTAGGGTTTTGCCACGAAGGAATTCCCCCTATTGTTGTCAATACCTGATTAGTCGATCCTATTGGTAATCTAGTTGGCGTTGTTCCAGATGAGTATATCATGTCTCCAGTTGTGGTCATTGGATTGGACATAGACGTTACCTGTGGCTGTGGCACCGGAACGAAGAACTCGCACATCATTGAATTACCAGAATCCCAATTAGTGAAATACGATCTGCCGTCAGAAGATGTTAATATTTCATTAGGCACGAATCCTTCC